TAATGCTTCAGATATTCTTGCAATGATTAGAGCAAGGCAAAACCAATAAAATAGCTAAGGGTGTTGCATAATTGTAACACCCTATTAACTTAGGAGAAATATATATGGCGAAGGCATTTGACCCAACCAAATTTAGAACTGCGTTAACTAAATCTATCACAGGAATGAGTGCAGGATTTAATGATCCTACTGATTGGATTTCAACAGGAAACTTTGCACTCAATTATCTAGTAAGTGGAGACTTTAATAAAGGAGTTCCATTAGGAAAGGTTACAGTATTTGCTGGCGAAAGTGGTGCTGGCAAGTCTTATATCTGTGCAGGTAATATTGTAAAAGCGGCACAGGATCAAGGAATATTTGTTGTATTGATTGACAGCGAAAATGCACTTGATGAAAAATGGCTACATGCACTTAACGTTGATACAAGCGAAAGTAAACTGTTAAAGTTAAACATGTCAATGATTGATGATGTAGCAAAAACAATATCTGTGTTTATGAGTGACTACAGAGACATGTCAGAAGAAGACAGACCAAAAGTGTTGTTTGTGATTGACTCATTAGGCATGTTACTTACTCCAACAGACGTTGATCAGTTTGGTAAGGGTGACTTGAAAGGTGACATGGGTCGTAAGCCTAAGGCACTGACAGCACTTGTTAGAAACTGTGTAAACATGTTTGGTAGTCATAATGTTGGTATGGTATGTACTAATCACACATATGCATCACAGGATATGTTTGATCCTGATGACAAGATATCAGGCGGACAAGGCTTTATCTATGCATCTTCGATCGTAGTTGCAATGAAGAAGTTAAAACTAAAAGAAGATGAAGATGGTAATAAAGTAACCGACGTAAGAGGTATACGTGCTGGTTGTAAGGTAATGAAAACTCGTTATGCAAAGCCTTTTGAAGGTGTGCAAGTTAAGATTCCTTATGAAACTGGAATGAATCCTTACAGTGGTCTTGTTGATCTATTTGAGAAACAAGGCATTTTAGTTAAGGACGGTAATAGATTAAAGTATACTGATCCTAACGGTGTAGAACATAAAGAGTATAGAAAAAACTGGGATGGAGCTATGTTGGATCTTGTAATGAAGGATACTGACGGCAATAAACTAGTTGAGCAAATTGAGGAGAAATTGGTAAATACCCCAAAGCAAGAAGAGGAGATTTAACCAATGGACGAGCAACAAATTGTCGATATTTGGACTGTTTTTAAAGATACTATTGATAAAAAATTAATAGATGTTACTGCTGAAAGGTATGTAGAAGTTTGTGCAGACTTTGGAGCAGACGACGAACAGTTTAGAGCGGCATTGGGAAGTTGTAACGTGTTAGACGAAGCAATTACCTACTACCTTGATTTAGACACAGACTATACTGAAGATGATGAGTACGAGGATTATTAATGGGTTGGTATAGCGAAGTATCTCGTAATGTTGAAAAGATACCAGAAGCAATCAAACACTTTGAGTTAGAACTAATTGATGCCCGTAAGGAAGTTAAATTAGTTGGCAACGTAGAGAAAGCTTCAGCCGCTATGCCAGGCATTGTAGAACACAGATTTAATCAGTTACAAGAAATAGAAGCAATACTAAACTACATGAATATTGAACTACGTCGACTGCGTAGTTCTTTCTTTAAGAAATATTTAGAAAATTACCAACGTGCATTATCAAGTAGAGACGTTGAAAAATATGTTGATGGTGAAGCCGATGTTGTTGATTATGAAAAAATAATTAACGAATTTGCCCTGCTACGAAATAAATGGTTAGGAGTCTTAAAGGCATTGGATCAGAAACAATGGCAGATAACTAATATAGTAAAGTTAAGGGTAGCAGGCATGGAAGATGCAACATTGTAATGTTTTAATTGGATGCGATCAAGATTACTATAACAACTGGGCTATAAACTTACTATTAAGTATTAAGCATTTTAACCCTTGGATAACCTGCCACGTTCACATTGTAAATCCAAAAAAATATAAAAAAATTGAAGGTGTAAAGTATACTACTGAAAAACGTAGCTTTGCAAACGAATCCGTACGAATAGGATATTTGCAAAGTGTAAGATTTTTAAAAGTTGCTGAAATGTTTGAAGACCAAGATTATGTAATGACATTAGATGCAGATACTATTTGCACTAGAGAAACTACACCTGAAAAATTTGCCAACATAGCAAATAAAATTACAATGCTACGGCATCTCAAAGACTTTCATTGGTTAGCAGGACTAGTTACATTTGGCGATAGGCAGTTCAGGCAAGACCTTGCAAATAAATTACTAGAAACTCCAATAAACGAATGGGCACCTTTCCATGATCAAATAGTGTTAGAAGAGCTTAGTAAAAGATATACGTACAAAGAACAATCACCAAAACACTATTGGATGAGTATTGGAAAGAACGGACATAGAAGTGTATTCCTTACTTTAAAAGGAGCACAGAAGACAAAAGAAAAATATTTGAATATTTACAACGAAACTGTTAAACAAATACAATGAAAATATCTTATAAAAACATATTAGTAACAGGTGCAACAGGATACATAGGAAGTCATGTATGCAAAAAATTAAAACATGAAGGTCATTTAGTTACAGGTTGTGATATAAACATATACGGAAAACATAACGATGTTTGTAATTATGTTGATGAATTCTTACTTGCAGATATTACAGAAAATAAAATACGTGGCGAGTTTGATGCAGTAGTTCATTTGGCAGGAAGAAGTATTGTGCCATTAAGTTTAAAACAACCTTCTGAATATTATAGAGTTAATACTTTAGGCACATTAAATCTTTTACAAAACGTAGCAACAGATAATTTTATATTTGCAAGTTCTAGTAGTGTATTTGCAATGGCATCTCCATATGCAAGAAGCAAAGCAGGTGCAGAAGATATAATAAAAGAAAAAGCATCAGGACATACTATATTTAGATTCTTCAACGTTAGCGGAACTGACGGTATTAATAAACAGATAGGACCTGCTACTCATTTGATTCGTGTTGCGGCTTTGGCGGCTTCAGGTAAAATAGATCATGTAAAAATTTATGGTAATGATTATGATACTCGTGACGGTACATGTATAAGAGATTATATTCATGTTGAAGATGTTGCAGATGCAATAGTAAATGCAATAGAAATGGGTCCTACTAACACTCCGTATGAATGTTTAGGTTCAAAAGAAGGCTATACTGTTAACGAAGTATTAGACACGATGGAAAATGTTACAGGAGAAAAAATTACAAGAATCGTATCACAAAGAAGACTAGGTGACTCTATTGTAAATATAGTTGATAAACTTTCAGATAGAGTTTTACTAACAAAAAATATACAAGATATGTGTTACGATCAATATAAATTAGAAAGACAGTTAAATGGCTAAGGGCCGAATTAATCCAAATATTCCTATATATCGATTTTTCATCATAAATAACTCCAGAACGTAATTTTATTTAAGTCAAATCTGACAAATCATAACCTGGTATTTCTTCATCATCATTATCTTTCAACTCTTCATCTTCATATAATTCTGATATTTCACCACCTGGAATAAAACTATAATCAAATTTAAATAATTCGTCAGTCTTTTTTAACTTTAATTTACAAATATCATTTAGTTCATTAACTGCCATCAAGGATGCCTCTGGATCCTCCTCATCATTACAATATACTAATAATCCCATCACTGGGATGTTCATGATGGTACCTTTCATCAAAAATGATGATAATGGACCAATCATAGCCAGTTTGTCTCCAAAAGTATGAACTTCTTTAAATTTCTTTTTCCAAGTGTCATTTAATGCATATTCTGCCCACTGCTTAGAAACAACATCTCTTTTTAATTCTCTTAACCCACCAATCACAATGTATTTCATTGCATTCCAATTCAATATATCCATCACTAATTGATCCCAAAAACGTATTGATATTGATGATACATGTATAGGCAGTCTTGATAAAACAAATATTGTTTTAGATATTTCATGCTTATACACCGTAATTATTGACTCTAAGTTATTTTTATAGTACCAACTTGAACCTCCCCACATACTAATTGTAACTAAATCTAATTTTTCAATAAAATGACTTAAAGATAAATATCCTACATTACCAAATCCAGAAAACCCAATTACAACTTGAAAATCTTTAATCTCATTTATAGTTTCTTCTCTCATTTTTAATAATATTCCTCGCACTTTATTTTCATCATTCATAATAATCCCAATACATCTTCTTTATTTACTAAATATATTAATCTATATTATGCAAAAAAGAAAAGGTGATAATAATTCTATAAATTACAATTATACGGTACTATTATTAGCATCGATAATATT